ACGGGGATCGTTCGCCTCATGCAGATGCTTCTTGATGATCTCCTGAAGTTCCATGTCGTACTCAGGAGGACCGTCATAGTCCATCATGTTGTAGAGGGTACCGCAGGGCTTACACACCAGTAGGCGTGGCATAAGTTGTACTCCAGTTATTTGACTGTTAGTTAGTCTTCTTGGTATTCAATAGCCGAATCAGTCTGGATATGCACCGGAAAGCCAGAAGCGTCCAAGCCATAGTGCCATGGCAGTTCCCGGGAGCGAGTAACGACGCTGGTCAGGTCTACCTCACCACCACGGTCTGGTGTATAGGACTTGCGCTGGCCGTCGGATTTACCCTGTGCCATGTTCTGATTCATTGAGCGGGATTCGTTAACTGCCATGTGTATATCCTATCAGGTTTCAGGTGGAATGTGGTGGACTAAGCGGGTCGACCGTTAGTTCGACTGCCTGATACTCCTTCTATTGGAGTGCCCAGTTGAGGGGGACCACTACTAATCGGGCCAGAGAGGTTCCGGTGGGGGGTGCGGAATAGCCCACCTGTAGCGGGGTTAATCGCCCCCTGAAAGTCCGCATTGGCCTCCCTCTCATCCCTCGCCTTGGCTCGCGCTGCCCGCTTGCGGATCGCTCCGGGGGTCTGCGATGGCCCACTGGGTTTCTGCGGGCCGGGGTTTAGTTCGCCCATTGGGCCGGGGTTTAGTTCGCCCATTGGGCCGGGGTTTAGTTCGCCCATTGGGCCGGGGTTTAGTTCGCCCATTGGGCCGGGGTTTAGTTCGCCCATTGGGCGCGGCTGCCTCGGACCTGCCCATGGCTTTGGCTGCCTCGGACCTGCCCATGGCTTTGGCTGCCTCGGACCTGCCCATGGCTTTGGATTTACCGGACCGCCGGGCCCCCCCGGGCCAAGTTCACCGACAGGCTTCTCCTTCTCCTTCTCCTTCTCCTCACGCCTATCTTGAACGTCAATGCCTATGTTCAGTGATGGTTTGTAGTTCCAAGACTTACTAGAGTCGCTGCCGGTACGGTCGGCTGATACCCCAGCAGAGCCACCAGAGCCCCTACCCATGACGTTGGTACCGCCCCCACCGCCGTGGCCGGAATAGGAGCCTTCTGTTAGTGAACCACCAACCGCATGGCGCATGTCCTTAGCCTGATCACGGTCAGACAGACCAGTATAGAAACCCTGACCCTGAGCGACCACGTTCTGGGGGTTGACGTATCGTGCTGCCATACTACTAGTTTACCAGTCCTTACATCCACATGGGCTGCATCGTGTACCGGTCGGAGCCGGTGAATGTATCGTCAACAAGAGAACCATTGTGAAGCATGACTGGTGCTCCAGACACCCACGAGCGGTATGCCGGTACCTCACGGGAGGTGTTAATGATGGTGTGGATACTTGGCTCAAACTTGACGAACCCACGGGTCTCCGGCATCAGGTGCTGGGGAACTACCGGTCTCGTCTTCCTGATGGTTTCAGGATCAGATATGGCAGATTCCAAGGCCTGATCCACGAGGAACTCCTGCCTCGTCTGCCAAGGTCGTTTGTTCTGCCGATACTGCTGCATCGGGAAAGACTGGGCAATAGGGCTGCCACCGGGAGTGATGTTCTCGGTACTCACGACACTACCGCCTTCTCCGCTTACTGGCCTCTGTGCCTGCAAACGGGTTGCTCTCCCCCGTATGCTCTGTGAACATACTATCCATGGCCTGACGCAACCCAAGCGGGGCACCACTTGAAGTAATCAAGCGATGCCTACGGTTGTCTGCCCTATCGGGGTGAACTACTGCTTCTCTTGGGTCCCAGTCGGGGTTGGCGACCGTGGGGTCAGTTGACCCCGGCCAGTAGTCAGGGTTCTGGTTACGCATCTGGCTACGAGTCAAGCGAGGAGCAACAATGGAATCCAAAGCCTCTTCGTGACCCCTAGTATCCCCGGGGGTCTCTGACATTAGACTCTGTAAGGATTCAAACTCAGTAATGTGCCTATTCATAGTACGAGGACGCTGCTTTAGTAGTTCTAGCCTCTCATCCTGCTCCACACCCGACATATCCTCCCAGAAGAACTCCCTACCCTCATCCCACAGAGTGGAGGATTCCTCAGTCTGTGGTGCCTCCGGTTCTACAAGATCCCCACTGAGGTGTCTGGATTGGGCTGCGGGGTCTTCCACCCACTCTTCCAACTCTGGAACAGCCAAGTTAGAGATGGGGGGACGGTCCCTAAAGCGGCCTACAAAGGTTGGGTTTCTAAGCAGACTAGCACGGGTGCGAGTAACCGGTGCGTCCGGTGACACTGACTTGTGCTTGGCGATGGGCTTAGAGGCACCGTACCTATACGCAGGAGAGGCAGGGTTCCGGTCGTCAGGAATCTCCAACCCCAGAGGTGTCTCTGGGGACTTGAGGCCTTCTACATCAAGCAGGCGCTTCCTTTCAGGGTATGTCCACAACCCTCCGGGTCCAGAACCACGATCCCGTTCCTTCATCGAACTGTAGGCCCGTAATCCCCCGTCAGGGCCGCAAACCCGATGTCACTAATGTCATCCCCAGCAGGTCCAGACTGGGCAGTAATCTTATCGTGGTATAGCCACTGACGAATGACCGCCCGGGTAACCGGGTCGGGGTCTGACTGAGCGGCCTCCTCGGCCTTCTGCCTTCGACCAACCTCAGGGGTGGTTCTATCATCGGGAAACTGTGCTCTATGTGCTTTCATCGTTATCACCTATAAAGCGGCAGCATATGCCGTAGCCTTGACTGCCTTTCTGGGTTGACAGGAATCTTCTCAGAGCCCGGCTGGGCCCTTCTCATGGCTTCTGCACCATTAATCTTACCATCATTAGTGAGCGAAGGAGCGTAAGTACCTACCGGTGCAAACCTCTTACCCTCAGATTCCAGTTGGATGTTGGTAAACTTATTAAACTCTGCTGGCCACAGGTAGTCTGATGGGTTGATTCTCTCGCCCTTGTGAACACCACGACTGTACTGTCGTAGGTTCATCCGCTCAATGTGGCCCAGAATCTTGTCGGCCCGCCTGTTGCCCTCCATCGGACCCAGATAACCGTCTGGGAACTGAGTCTCTACGCCTGTGCGGTAGCCAGAGAGCAGGTAGTCCTTGGAACTACGGAAGTTCGGGGCCGGTCCTAGGGAAGCGGTGGTCGCAGCCCCCGGTGGTTCGGAGGGGCTGTTCCAGTTAGCGAATACTGCTGCGTTAGCAGAGGTGCCCTCAGCCATTTAAGACCTCGCTCTCATTTCAGGTTCGGGTATTAAGCGAACAGTATCCTTGGGAGTAACGTACTGGTAGTTCAGCATACTCTCAACCGCCGAACGGGAGGCATCTTGAATGGTGTTAACCGCTCCGTTATGCTGCCACTCCACACCAACGTCAAATGAGTCTTCTGCCATACCAGACCAGTTCTTCAGATAGTTACGGACAGTAACTGTTTTACCACCAGCAGGAATCTTCAGGTAAGAGTAGTCGTAGTTCCTATCACCACGAGTACTGCCATCACGAGACGTATCAAGACCTTCTGGCATTAGTTTTCATTTTCTTCTCTGGTGGGATAACTCTTGCCCTGATTCCAGTTACGGAACCTGTAGTGACGATCCCACGGACCTCTACGACCATCCAGAGACTTAGTCTCCCTATCGCTGCTGCCCAACACCTTCCCCACCAAACCGGTACCCTGATTAGAGCGAAACGCCTCGTCCATAACACCAAAGGTATCGTCACCGCTGCTGTGATGGCCAGCGTTCATTCCCCTGTTGGCAGAAGCCTGACGAGCAGACGGCCTTCCAAAGAGGGCACGTCCCACCCCCGGATTGGCACCAACCTGTCCAAGCGTTCCCTTCACGAACGCTGATTTGCCGAAGCGGCCTGATCTAATAGCCACTAGTACTTCTCCCCATCAGGGGTAGTGGGAGGCTTGTCCTCTACAGGCCTATTGGCTGTTGACCCGGGCGGGGGTCGACCGCTCTTCTTGGGTGTGGTTACTCCCATCGGGGCTGGAGTATAGTTACCGTATACCTGCCCTTTAGTCCCAGCCCTGAAGTAACGTCCCGACTTGATGGTCACTACGAGCCCATCACCTTCAGGCCGGTCCCACCAAAGTCAGGCGAGGTGGGAGGTGAACTAGCGTGCCCAGCGGGCGTGAACGGGCGTGGCTTGCGGTTAGGTCTGTTGGTCTTTACCTTGCCACCAGCACCAGAGGACTCCATAGAACTACCGTAGCCGTGGGGCTTCAACTGCTCCAGTGCCTGCTTCTGATTCGGGATTATCATACTACTATCTTACCACGGGCTTAAAGAACATGGCAGAGATTTGGTCCCCGTTGTCTCCTACGATGTCGTCAAAGCCTATGATATAGGATACGTCTAAGCCTCTTGGGGCCACGAAACCACGGGCGATGGCACATGCCTTCACGGCTTGGTTTACTGCACTGGCTCCGATGGCACGCATCTTTGGCGTGTGACCGGAGTTGATTGCCCGTGCGAGAATAGACCCGACACTCTGGGGATTGCTTGACCCAGAGACCTTAACTATAGAATCAGTAGAAACTCCTGTGGTCTGGTCCTTGTCAGCCATCTAAATACTCCTGTGTAGAACGGTTATTACCTCGTTCCACAAGTTTAGGCGTACCCAGCCTCCTGTAAGAGTCGGACCACGTCGCACAACCGCATCACGGCGTAGGTATCATCCAGTGACTTGGCACCTCTCCCGGGCCTCTTGACCACCAACACAGGAACAGCATCATCCAAGCGTTCGGCCTGCTCAACCGTGTCGTCCAGCCAGCCACTGAGGTTAAACTTCTTCTGGTTCTTACATTGGATAGACACTTGGCGGTCGTTGTCTGCGTGAGCAATACCATTGATGTCCCCCGTGTCGTACCCACCAGACAGGGCCGTTCTATGTGCGTACTGGAACCCACAATGTTGCAGGTACTCCTTTATGAGGGTCTCAAACGAGGTGCCCTTCTGCTTGGATGGATTGCTCATGCAAGATAGCCATGGGACAAACTGAAACCCGGACAGACAGTTACGTCTATTGGATCAACAGTTTTAACGACTCTGAACATCTCGGCTCCGTCGATCAAGGCTTGGAGATCGGCTTTGGAGTCAAGCATCTTGGGGGTGATCTTGTTCCCGTCGGTCGGTAGTGCCTTAGAAATGTGCTGCATCGCTACCTGTGTTTCCCGTTCTACAGGAGCAGTGCCACGGATGGCAGCGTCACAGATGGCAGGACGTAGGTCAATCGTCAGGAGGCCACCGTCCAAACTGATTGACGCATCAGCGATCATGGCGTAATCAAGAAAGTCAAGTTCGGCCTGCTTGATAAACGCTCTGCGTTCGACCCCAGCGACCGGGGGCATGGTACGGCTGCGAACCGCCTCGGCCCGCTCTTGAAATCGCTGAACCATTGCTTCTGTATCAAGTGTGTCAGTCATTTAACTCGGTCCTCATTACGGTCCACAGGGGTATCGCATATGTTACACAATCCCTCGTAGCGCCTCATAGATGGAGCACCCATGAAGTGCCTCACGCACTTTGGGCACTTGTACATGGAGTCCTTGGGGTAGGTAGTTGTCATGCTGGTCTGTTGTGCCATTGGCCTAAACGTGACTTTTGGTCTTCTTCTATATCGTCTTTCTCTCCACAATGTGGGCAGGAGGCTTTGAGTTGTTTCAGGTGGCTGAAGACGGGGAAGTGTGTGGATGCGTATGACCACCAGTTCTTACATTTAGAGCAGGTGAAGTGGTGGATTGTTTCTATGGAGTAGAGGTGCGTCATGGTGCCGTCCACTGGGTTCTTCTCTCCACTGGGCTTAGGCTGATACGTCGGCTGAGTTCCCGGGATATAACATTGGCGTTCCTCTCGCACCTGTCAAACACCGTGTCCACCAACTTACGATAGGCCCGAGCCTCACGGTGGTTATCTGTGGCGTCCACTACCTCTGAGTCCACGTCCCTCCTAGCCTTGGACATGGTAACCGTCTCAGCCTTGTTCACCTTGTCATCCCACTGTTTAATCAGAGTGGCTGCCTCAAGATGCTTTAAAGCCCCCATGGACTGCTCCTCCACTATCTCTGCCTTGGAGACCTCAGCCTTGGCGTAGTTCACCCAACTGACCATCTCGCTGTACAGAGACATAAGACTAGCGTCTGACAACTCGTCCAGATACAGGGGCAGATTCGGAATCTCGTCCCCCGGCTTCTTCGGGAAGTTGAACTTCAGGTCGAACTTCGCCTGTGACTTCGGTGTCATCATGGTTACTCCAACATATCGTCTTGTACGTACAGTACTTACACGCCTGATGATCCTTCGTGTCTACCCAGTCCGGTCGTGGGGGTATTCTACCTTCACCTATGGACCTGAGTCCAGCATCACAGGTGGTGAGAATGTCACTAATGACTTCAGGCTGGTAGGACACCACGAACTCCTTGATGTCCTGAGAGGCTTTCCACTCGTAAATGAAGATCATCTTCTTGATACCGGTGCAGTGCATGTAGAGGGTGCCCTGCTTCAGATGCGAGAGGAACGGGCGATTGACCTCATTCCACATCTGATCGGCAGTGATCTGCTTGGTGGTGTACCTGTTGAACAGCGGGAAGTTCTCGTACCGGAAGGTACCAATACCGACACTCTTGATCTCAATCAGGTAGTCCTCGTCGTGAAGTTCCACATGACCATCGGCGTGGCCGATAATATGGTGCCCCTCATCAAAGATTGGAACCTCGTAGTAGTCCGTCTGCTTGGAGTTGCACGACTCACACACTGACTTTCCGTACCACACATTCTCGCACTCCCGGCAGTACCACTTCCCCATGAGCAGGCCCACGTCCTGAAGCCATCCCTGCCACTTACGGTGGATACGGTTGCCCTCCTCAAAGATGTTGAGGGTCTTGAACGCCTTGGGACGCTCAGGGTTGGTCTCCTTGTAGTTCATCATCCGATACGCCGACTGCCTCACACACCAGTCGCGCTTACAAATCTCACTTGGATGGAAGTGCTCTGTGTCCCTAAGAGCGTTCTTATCAGAATAGTCTTTCAATAGATGGGGGTGCAGGAGGGACACCAACTTGGCCTTGTTCTTCATTGAAGCCTTCATGGCTTCGATCTTCCAAGTATCTTCAGTCATCTTGTATCATCTCCAAGAAGTCGTCTTCCAATATAACTACGTAGGACCGGCCACCAAGGTCAATCTGCAACACAGGTACCCGATCTTCCAGAATGGCCGTCCGTGCCAGTTTAACCATGTCCTGTGACTGTATAGAGTACGACTTCTTGTCCGTAAACTTGTTCTCTACGAGAAGATCAATGGTACGAACATCGTTCTTACGCACCCACCCAGCCCCAGACATGACGTTCCTACTGCCGTTGTACTTCTCCGCAGTACGCTCCTCCTGCTTCTTGGAGCGCTTGTGAATGTCGCTTGCCATCGTCTGGTCTCTCTAGTCTGGGGCTATCTGTCCAAAACATATAGGGGGTACTACTTGTTGTCTAGCATCCCCATCAACTCGTTTCTCAGGCTGTCCTGCATGTCTAGGTCGGCTCGGACTGCGGCGACAGCCTTGTCCTTGCCCTGCCACTTGTCGTCTTGGTATGAGTAGAACGCACCGGCTCTGGTGATCACGTCAGAGGCGATGGCGATGTTGACCATGTCCTTGACCGTGTCAAAGTCACCCATGTGAAAGCCGACACTGTGTGCAAAGTAGAAGTCCACCACGGCCTGCTGCTGTGGTCGGTACGTCTTGTTCTTGATAGTACGACCCTTGATGGTCTGACCGACAGCCACCTTCCCGTCCTTGAGCCACTCGTCCTTCTTCACTTCTACTCGGGTGAAGTAGTGGAAGTTCTTGGCCTTTCCACCGGGGGTGGTTCGTGGGTCACCCCACATGACGCCTATCTTGTCCCTCCACTGGTTGATGATTAGTCCCGTGCATCCACGCTCTTTCTCTATCAACGACCTGCGCTGGGCCTTGGAAGACTTGCGAAAGAACTTTCCGGTGAGGCGAGCACCCAGCCCAACGGTGAACTCGTCCATGCTCTTCTCGTACTCGGTCTCCGGCACTAGTGCAGGCAGAGAATCCAGCACAACACAATCCACGGCTCTGTTATCCATGGACCGGATGACTAGGTCGTAGGCGCTCTCCATGACGTTGGTCTCCACGACCCACAGGCGGTCAAGGTCTACTCCAATGGACGCCGCATACTCAGGCACGTACTCCTCGGCAGCAATCCACAGGGCAGTCCACTTGGGGTCCAGCGCTTGGTTTGCAGCGATGGTCTTGTATGCAATCGCAGTCTTGCCAGAGGACTCGTCACCAACTATCTCAGACCATTGGTTTACAGGCCATCCCCCGCCCAGCATCATGTCAAAGGCAAGTATCCCGGTAGTGATGCGGGGTAGTTCATCAGTAACCCTACTACCCTTGACAACTATGTCCTCGCCATGCTGCTTGTTTATAGATTTAACTATCTCGTCAATGCTTTCGTACTTCGTGTTAGTGCTCAACTCGTAGTGTTCCTTCTAGTAGTGTGATTAACCGACCCAGTTTGCTTCCAACCCCTGATCATAGATGCCATTCCACCCGCACTCAAAGCAACGAGGAGCAGGAGCATTCCCGTTGATACCAGAGCCTGAACCCTTAGCCATGCGAGAGAATACGTTTGCACTACCGCACTCGGGGCAGGTGTTGTTCCCCTCCTTGCGAGCCGCTTCCCCACCCTTCCACATACGGATGGCCTCGCCCATGTTCAACTGGCCGTTAGGGTCTAGCCGTTGGTCAGGATTGACAGCGTTAGTCGTAGCCATGTACTGCGACTGAGGAGTGGGGTGGGTCTCCAAAGGTACAGCCTGAGGGGTCTGTGGGGTAAAGCGCAGAGTAGGAGTGCTACCTTCACGTGGTTCGGGTGCTGGTGCTACCGGCTTTCCCGCCAAACGATCTGACCACCAGTCACTCATACTCTAAACTGCTTCCTTCTTTAAGAGGTCCCTTACCTCAATGAGGTCTTCATCAAGCAACTTCGACACGGAGGATACCATACACCCAAGGAGTGTGTTGTAGGTTGATTCCTTAATCTGCTGGTGTATCCGCTTAAGATCAGCGTAGGTGAGGTTGGCAAAGTCCATTGGACCCTCTTCGCTATAGAACTCATCTTCAGGGGCGTCCATGTCCACGCCGATGGAAACAATATCGGTATCTTCCCCTTCAGGGGGAAGCATTTCGTCGGCAACCATCACGTCAGCCATCCAGTCGGCTGCATCTGACAGGGAATCCACGATGCCATAGTCGGTTAGTATAGCCCAACTACGAAGAACATCCCTCTCCTCCTCTTCGTATACCTCTGCCGAAGACGGGTAGAAGCCTCTACAAGTAGCGATCTCCTGACCGTCAGGGGGTGACAGCATTAAGTAGAAGTTACGCTTGGCGGTAATCAGTTCGTTATCGCAGTCCATTAACCCTTTGCCTCCGACCATGTCGATCCAGAATGTGCAGAAACCACCAGTGGTACATCGTGCAGAACCCTGCCGTGGCCCATTGCTTCAGTGACAACCTCTGAATAATAGTCTACCTGATCTTCGTCAGGTACGCTAACCACCAACTCGTCGTGAACCTGCACCAACACCTTTCCCCCAAACTCAGAAACCGCTGGGTGTACCTTCAGCATGGCCTTCTTACAGATGTCGGAAGCACTTCCTTGAACCACTGCGTTGACAGCCTGCCTTTCAGCCCGGGAACGCAGGTCATCCTTGGATGAGTTTATGTCTGGAAGCCTTCTCCTGCGGCCAGAGATGGTTGTCACATAACCTTCGCGCTTGGCCCTAGACACCACCGATGACTTCCACTTACCCAACCCACTAAACTGTTCGTAGTACTGGTCTATTACTCCCTTGGCCTTACTCAGAGTAATGCCGGTGGTAGCAGACAACTTCCCTGCCCCTCCACCATAGGCGGTGAGGAAGTTAGCGGCCTTACCTATCTGCCTTTCCTCACCAGATACCTCAGAGGGGTCCTTATCGAAGAGTAACCCCGCAGCACCCGCATGAATGTCAATCCCGGTAGTGAAGATTTCCATCATGTTAGGGTCCTTACTGAACATGGCCATTACCCTAAGTTCGATCTGATCGTAGTCAGCCACAACTAGGTGACCACCGTCGTCGGCACGGAACAGCCCACGCACACTGGTATCCCGTGGGACATTTTGCAGGTTGGGATCAGAAGATGACAGCCGACCAGTAGCCGTCCTGTGCAGGTGAAAGTTAGGGTGCAACCTACCGTTGTTAACCTTTTCTATCAGGCCATCCACATAGGTTGACTTCAACTTCTTGTACTCTGCCCAGTTCAAGAACAAGGGAATAACTGCGTGCCTGTGTGAGATCGCTTTTAGTGACTCGTTGTCTACTGAAGCCTGACCCTTCTCCGTCTCCTTCTGTGGCTTCAAACCCAACCCACCCTCAGACTTCTTACCAAACAGGAACACCCTCTTGTCCTTGACGGAGTCTGGGTTGAAGCCGGGGTAGGTGGAGGCAATAATCTCTGTATAGGTATCCTCCATCTTGAAGTCCAGTTCTTTACCAAGTAGGGTGAGTCCGTTTGCGTCGATGGCCATACCAGCGTCCTCCATGGACATGAGCACCGACAGTACCTTGGTGTCCTGATCAAACACATTCAGAAGGCTTGCGTCCCTGTTGATGTGCCTCATCAGTCTCCGGTAGAGCATCCACGTCCACCGAGCGTCTAGATGTACGTACTCACACGCCACAGAGAAGGGGGTGGTAGATATGACTGCACCCACCTTGCCGTGCCTAGCATAAGGATCGTGCTTTCCGAAAGCCTCACTGATCAGCGAAGTCAGGCGAAAGGATGAAATGTTCTCGTCAAGTACATGCTGTGCCAGCATGGTGTCGTGTAGTGGTCCCGTCGGGATAGAACCGTAGTACTTGGCAATGGACCTAGCGTCGAACTTGACGTTGTGGCCAACCTTGATGAGGCCTTCGTCAAAGAAGAGGGGACGCAATGTATTGAACACCTTAGTCCTATCCAACTGGACAGGAGGGTCAGAGAAGGTAGCAGGCACGACGTACCTAGCCTTGGCCACGGACTCCTGACCACTCTTTAGAACCTTGCGATAGCCGGTGGGGGGTACCGTAGACCCATCCCCCCGTTCCTCTGGGGTTAGGACCTCACCGCAGGGGTGACCCACGGGTATAGCCCATGATTTACCATGAGTGGCCAACCCGATCCATATTATTTCGTTGCGCTTAGGGTCCAGAGCGATGGTCTTGGTCATCGACTGCTCCTTGACTGCCCGAGTCCTATTAATGTTGGCCTCGTTCTGGACAGCGAGGCCGTCTACGTGGGAGGTCACCTGCTGGTCTACCCGACTGGAGAGGTCAGGGTGGTGTTCAAGCACCCCGACCGTCTCCACGTCGAATGCGAATGCCCCCTGAGACTGTATCTCAGAGACCAAGTCGTGGACCTCCGACAGGGAGGACACGTGGTGGGAGCCGGAGCCAAGGAGAGAGGACAACGCCCGACTCCCACCAGTGCCTTTAGGCGGCTCCGATGTCTTCATTGACAAGGGAAACCATGTCCTCGTAGGTAGACATTCGGATGATGTCAGCGTCATAAGACTTGGTCAGGAAGCGCTCCAGAGAGTCCTCAGACAACTCCTCCATACCCCACTCGTCTGAAAGGTCTCGTGCCTTGATTAGCAGGTGGTTGTACTGGGTCTGTGGGCCAGTACCTGAGCGACTGACGGCCCAGTAATGCTTGGACAGGGGACCCTGCCGGTCGTCCTCGTTGAAGTTCCTCAACGTGGCGATGACCCGGGTACCGGCCTCGTATGACCTGAGTACTGGCTCCTCACCACGCTCCAGAAGGAGCACGTTGAAGGCGAACAGCGGACGTGGGCGATTGCCTGCGTCGCACAGTGGACACCCACGGTCGTCCATGCCTTCTCGGCACACGAAAGACTTCTGACCAGTCCGATTGACCCAGTGCTGCCTCCACGATGCGTAGGGAGCATCCTGAAGGAACTTGATGAGGACAGGCTCTGGCCCGGTCTTGAGGCGAACGGCGTAGTTTGCGTCCTCCTGCTTGATCGTGTCCACAGCACCCCACCCTGACCGGATGATCTTGCGAGTCTCCGGTTCCGCTTCTGCGGTCGTTTCAGGTACTTCGTAATCCAACGGCATATCGTATCTCTTCTCTGTCGTTACACCGGCCAGTTGCTGGCGGTGTGTTCCTTAAAGCCGACCCAGTCGGCCTTCTTACTGATGTTGAGGTTATACGCCTCAACCGCCAAAAGCAAGAACTCTACTTGCTCCCGGCTGTACAGGCGACGACCCTTGGGCTCGCCTGACAACTGTTCCCCACGGGGAGGGGGTGTACGGTAGTTGGCCTGTGGTATCCACCCATTGCGTTCCCACATGCGAATGGTTACTGGCTTCCTGCCTAGAACCTTGGCTAGTTCTCCAATGGGGTAGAACGTCCTAAGTTCTCCTGCCACCCTGTACACCTTGCCACGTCGTAAGTCTTCCTCTCCAAGGAGGGCTGTCTCCGGTCTAGGGCTATCTTCCCGATTCTTAGGAGGGGTCCCACCCGGATAATCAGGAATGTCAGACAACTTACCTGCGTCGTCGTCGTCAGTTAGGTGGGAGTGGTCCCTGTTCATAAGGTCATGGAAGTATTCCTTCGCACTCATGCCTTAAATGCCCATGTCTCTCGCTCTGTGTAGAACCCGTTCACCGTGTCCCTCATGTCAGGATGGTCCCATGCTAGCCCAAGGACCTTGTCCTCCACAAGGACCTCCACCACCTCGCTGACCTTATCCCAAAGGCCCTGCTCCTTGGCCCATATCTCGCAGGCCTCTAAGTCGAAAGTGGTGCTGACCCTACGCTCACGCTTGAGTTTGTGCTCCCCCACTTCATACCAGCGGTGTCCATTCTCTCCCTCGTACCCATGCTCGTCCACAAGTTCGATCAGTTGAGACTTTAGTCCGTCGGCCCGCTTCTTGGACGAATCGGCCATCTTCTTGGCAGCCTTGTACTCCTGCACAAGCCGCAGATTGAATGCAGTGTCATCATGCTCGGTCCACTCACAGTCGTCCATCATACCTCCGATGTATGTAAAAAGTCGGACAGCGATCCCAGAGTTATCTCGTACCTACCTTGAGCATCATAGCCCTTGTCGATGAAGGCGCGGTTGATCAAGCGCTTCTCTTGGAGCATATCGTACTGACGCTCTTCGATGCTGCCCTTCATCACAAACGAAGTCACCGTAACGTGCGGGAACTCAGAGGACAGCCTGATGATGCGTGACTCGCGTTGATCCAACTTACCTGCCGACCACGGTAGGTCATAACTTATCAGATGGTTCGCCATCGGGAGGTCAACCCCGTAGCCCCCAGCGTCAGATGACAGGAAGACCCTAGTGTTTGGATCTTCAGCGAACTTAGTCTTAGACTGCTCCTTATCATGGGACGACATGCCCCCCATGAACTTAGTGCAGGTGGTGAACTTTGAGAGGGCCTCGTCCAACAACCTTAGGTTCTGTCTAAAGAATGAGAATACAACTACTTTGTTACGCTTGTCCTCTTCCAAGATGTCCCTCACGTACTCCACCACGGCATCCAACTTCGGGGACTTAGTAACTGAGTGTAGCCACCCGGCGTTCACCACCTGAGCAGCGTAGGCGCTACCCTCACCACCCCCAGAAGCATACAGGTCAGCGGAGGCACGAACTAGATCAGGGTTATCGCAGAGCATCCTGAGTACCGTAAGTCGGGACATGATCTCCCCTTGTGCCTCGTTACCCATGGCGTTGTAGTGTCTCCACAGGTCGAAGCCACGGCCCACCTTCCCGATGGCATCGTTGATCTTTGTCAGTAGGTCCTTGGTTATCTGCCGGTACACCTTGGCCCCAGACACGTCGAAAGGTACAGGCACTACCTTGGTAATCAGATCAGGTAACTGGTCCTTGATGTCCTCACGGGTCTTGCGTATCAGCACAGCACTGAGACTATTGTTTAGATAATCTAGGTTTCTATACCTGACGGGCTTGCCCCAGCGGTCCCTAACAATGAAGGTGCGGTCGAACAGGTCAAACCTACCCAGTACAGACGGGTCCACGAACTCCATGATGGAGAACAGTTCCTCGGGGCGATTCTCAATAGGCTGACCGGTCAAGGCGAACCTGTAAGGGGCCCTCTTACCCACCTTCTTCAAGAACTTTGATCGCTTGGCAGCGGGTGATTTGATCATGGTTGCTTCATCAATGACTATGGCGTCAATACGAATGCGATCAAGATACTTAGTATCATTCTGTAGCAACTCAGCGTTGACCACTACGTACTTACAGGAGATTGCAGCACGCCACAGAACCTCCCTAGCCTTGGGGGCACCGTCGATGACCACGGCTCTGGAGGTGGAGAACTTGTTTATCTCAGAGAGCCACTGGTACTTCAAAGACGCAGGTACTACTATCAGTGCTCTACTGATCTCGTCCTGCTGTACGAGGGTCTCCAGAGTGGCGATGGTGGTGGGGGTCTTGCCCGAGCCCATGACCATACACAGCATCATCGTGCCACGGTCGCTCATCAACTCTCTCGCTTCCTCTTGGAAAGGATAGAGTTCTCCCGTGAATCCCATCACAACCACCAAGGGATAGGGGAGGAGCCGGTGATAGCACCTTCTATCTCATCGTTCGTCATGTCGCCAAGGTCCTTCGCATTCGTATGTTCATAGCGCAGGAAGTTGACGCCACCCCGTGGTCTCGGACAGTCCCGAGCAACCCTCTGGGCAGCCTCAATGCCTGCTTCGTCGTTGTCAAGCGCTATTACTATTGTATCAGCCCAACGAGACACTAGAGACAACTGTTCCTTGCTCACATATGCTCCGAATGTAGCAAGACCCTGCACACCTATGCCCAACCGAATAGACGCCATACGCACTACGTCCAGAGGAGACTCCAGTAGTACTGCTGTGCGCGCTCTGAACAGGTGCAGACCAAACAAGGTATTGGATTTGGTGACGCCTGTAGGTACATTTCTGAAGTAACCCTTACCCTTGGCTTGCCATCCCCATAGGTCACCCCGATGGGACATGATAGGAATGATCCAGTGGCGTGGCTGTGGGTCCCATCTGATGCCATGACGGTAGGCTGTGGACTGGTCAATACCACGGTGGGTTAGCAACTGTTCAGGCACCTCAGTGAACTTCCTGAAGGCGTCCACGTCTGGCTTGGGGGGTGGCCTGTCCTTTGGAGTGTCGTCCTCACGTAGACTGTCCAGTCCTGTTTCTATTATGAACTGGTTCACCTCGGCAATGTCGTCGCTACTACCCGTCAGAGTAGACACCAGATGAGGCAGATTACCCCGTGCTCCACATGAATAACAAATCCACAGACCGGTAGAACTATTCATTGACCAAGAGGGGCTACCGTCCTCACGACCAGTGGTGTACACGTGTACCGGGCAGTGACCCCCTATCTCTGAGTCCCCTACGGTAGTTATGTTGACGCCCATTCTGGACAGCACGTCCACTAGGGCATCACCAGTCGTTGAAATCGTCACTATCCTCATCCTCGTAGTCGTCGTCACCAATCTCTGAGAAGTCCATTGTGTCCCAGTCCCACTTGATGGTGACCTCACCGTGTGGGGACGTACGGGACAGTAGTACCCTAACTATAGAACGGTCGTCGTAGTCAGGGTCTCTTTCCACCGACATGACTATGTCAGAGTCCTGCACGAACGAGGAAGAGTAACCAATGGCGTCAGCGGTAACACGCCTGCTGGTACGGCTGCTTAACTTGGAGGCCAGAACCTGAGTGGTAACTACGATGGGCACCTTGTGTTGCTGTGCCAGACGCTTGAGCGATCTGGTGATGTTGGTCAGGGCCTGTGGGCTTCCCTTGGGTTCCCCGTGCTCGTCGTCCATCATGTAGACACCGTCCACGAACACGATGCCGGGCTCATGCTGCTTGATCTTCGCAGAGAGACTGGACACCGTGGTACTGGACGCAATGTCCTCAACAATATGGAACGGGCTCCTGTTCTTCCTCATACGCAAAGCCTTGTCTAGGCGAGCCACCTCGTCCTTTGTAGACATTCCACGCATCAGTCCAGTATGGGAGACCTTGGCCACGAAGGAGTCGTACCTAGCCGCCTGCTCTTCCGCACTCATCTCAAAGGACACCATCAAGGGGGACACCCCGTTGGTATTAGCGGATACAGCCATGACCATCGCAAGCATGGACTTACCCCGCTTGGCCTCACCCACAAAGGTAATCAACTGTTGTGGCCGAATGCCCGCTGTCAACCGATCCAGACCCGGGAAGCCGGTGGACAAGCCTACCAACTCATCAGGCCTATCCCGCATGTCGGCGTACTTGGTGAGCCTGTTCTCCCAATCACTAATCAGGTCCACGTCCTTGGACTGTGATGTTACTGCGGAAACATCCTGTAGACCAGACGACAGGTGACGGATAGCCCCTAGTGTGTCCCCGTCCTTGAGACTCACCAGAGCCTCTGTCATCAAGCCAGTAACAGTATTGCTGCGATGGCCCTCTATAACCTCGGCTACCAGACGACTGAGGGTCTCTCCAGAGGCATCACCGACCGTGACAGACGGGTGTTCTGCCTGCATAACCCTCTGGGTGGGGACAGCCCCGTGTTCCTGCCAGAACTCCAGCATCCAAGACCATATTGGTTGGTTTGGCCCAGAGAAGTGGACGGACTGTACCCCCTGTGCTATCGCTTCTGAGAGAGACCCATCTGCCAGTACCTTGCTGATCAACAGATGTTCAGCACTAGCCACTACAGAACCCACTCCCTAGTGGGAGACGCAACCCGTGCTCTGATACCCAAGATGTGTGCCTGTTCCTCTGTGGCCACGTGTACCCGCATGGACGGGCTGTGGTACTTCATTTCCTCGCTGATCTCGTGGATGTCCTCAAACTGGTAAACAGGCACGGACACTCCCTTGCGAGCCAACCACCTGTCGATGGCGTCATCAGCACCTACTGGAAGCATCGTGTAAACCTCAACCCCGACTCCACGTCGCAGGACACTATCAATCAGGGACTTGAGAGGCAACTCATGTGGTTGCCACAGGCCTATGTACCTGTTCCACTCATGCTGACGGACAGCGGTTGCTGCCCTCAGCCTGTGAGTCACTTTGGTAGGAGGTGCAGCCAACACGCCCTCAAACAAGCAGCCCTGCTTGATGGGGGCTTCTGGATGAATGTCGTTATCTTCCAACGGGCCTACTCCTCTGGTCAACGCTCTCTACGATAGAAGCCGCAATGCTGGAACCACGTACAAGGGAGTCGAACTTAGCGTTGACTGCCATGGTCAGAGGAGAGTCGTCTGGCTTGTTTGGGTCCCGCTTGTTGGTCAGCGTAATGATGGTAACTAGGTTGTTCTGGACACGGGACTCCAGTAGGTCGGTCAGTTCACGCCTAGCGAACTCTGTGTTCCTGACGGAATCCACGTCGTCAAGGACTACCACGTCGTACGCAGAATGTAGGTAGTGGATGAGATTACCGTCAGGATAGTTATCTGGAAGAACACCGTCGTTGTTCCTAGCGTCGTCCAGAGCACGGATGTAGTTGTTGGCAGTGGTGTACCTACCACATTGACGGTAGGAACGGATGGCAGCACGCAGAGCAGCAACCGCTAGATGGGTCTTACCGGACCCGTGGGTGCCTACCAACTGTAAGCCAATGCCATTCTCCCGATGATCCTCATAACCCTCCAACCAGTTGAATACTGTGTCTCGGGTGTACTTGTCCCCACGCTCCACGTCATAGTTGCTTAGTCGTGCGCCCACGAAGGACGGAGGGATGCAAGCGGACCCGGTGCGCTCGTCAATGTGCTGGTTCCTGAGCCAGCGTGTACTGCGTATTGACTCAGACACCTTCTGGCCTTCCATCGTCAATGAACACCACGTCTATGTTGCCCCGGTTCACCTTGTTCAGCAGGGCTTGTCGGTTGGCTAGGAATGCCTTCCATGCTGGCACATCCGAGGTCCCGGTTCCCTCCAGTTCCCCAGCGAACACAGTGATCATACGCTTGATGTCGTACTCACTAAGACCGTGGGTGTCAAGCATTTCTTTGAAGTGCTTACTGAGTGCCTTGCCGTTCACCTGAGACTGTATGGACATGGGAGTCATCATCTCTACCTCTGTCCTGAAATACTGTACCAGCCGGTTCAGCCTACCCCCCGATGTCTTCTTCGGGGACTCCTTCTGGTTGTTGTCTTCGCCCAGAGTTTCCAACTCGTCCCAATCATCAATAGCCATGGGGTCCTCCATGTTCACCTTGTACACACCGGTCTTGCGGTAGCCATAGTGGCGGGAGATCACTCCCTCATCCAGCAGCGTCGCCAATGAACGCTTTACCGTGCTGGTTGAACAACCCAGCCTCTCAGCCAGTCTGGCCGAACTGACAGTAGTACGGTATGTGTTGTGGTCCATGAGTACCACAAGTTCCACCAGTGTGGCTATCGCTGAGAAGTTACCTCTCAACTTTGCCTGCACCCATACCGGATACTTTCCGAAAGTGGACATCCTCCGACGCCTTCCGCTCAGAGAGTCTACTCTGACCACACCACCGTGTTCATAAGGTCCCACAACTCCAAGATGGGTACCGACGTGGTGAAGGCCCTACCCGTCGGAAGTACCACGACCAGCGTGGCAAACTGTGACTCGTCAGTTTCCTTCTCTTTGCTGACGAACTGGAGGATCTTGGCCTCCATTTCCTCAATGTCAGATTCCATCTCCTCAGAAGCCTGTACATCCTCGTCTACCACAGCCTCAGTTTCACCAAGGGACTTGTCCAACTGCTTCCTGACACCGGGTGGCATGGCCTCAATGTCCTCATCGGTGAGCGGTTCGATCTCGTCCTTCTGCTCCACGACGGGGGGTGGCGTGGACTCCACCGTGATGGGTATCAGCCCGTTGGTCAGGTCCAACAGGGGGTGCCCCCGGTCGAAGTACTCGCACGCCATCCATTCGTGACCCTCAGCCTGCTCATTGTCCCACAACACCAGTGCCGTAGCGTCGGGCGGTATGTTGTCGAAGTTGAGGTCTGGCTGCTCGGAACCACTCTCCTTCACCACTATGCATTTACTCAGGAGAGCAGGGTGCGGCATGTCCCTAGCCTTAGCCAGCATGGTGAACGTAGCGCCTGTGTCCACGAGGAAGTCGTACACCTGCTTCATCCCCGCCGATGGCTCCGTGGACTTACCGCCCAGCCACGGGACAAAGAAGTGGGTGTCCTTCCCTAGGTCCCTGAGACCATCGGGTATTACATCCCCCGGTGCGTTTCCCCGACCGACGACTACGTAGTTCTTGACTTCAGCCATGTACCTTCTCCTTATCGAATGGTGCGACGTATGACTAGGTCCCCTAGCAAGGTCAACAAGCGTAGCACCCCGTGGGACCCCGATGCTAACGTGGCAACCACCAGCCCGTCAACAACCAAGTTGGGAGTGCCTAGGAGTGCCGAGACACCATACCCTAGAGCCACGCCGGTCACAACCTTGACCCAAGGCATGACGGGCCGTGGTAGGGCCAGTTCCAGAAGGTGGACGGTCTTGGTGACCGCCAATGCTCCGACAATGTATTCCATATCGTGCCCGACTTAGTCGCTGTTGGTGGTGATGGTCCCCTCAGTATACACACCCGCAGTCCATGAGTGTGGATCGAACGCATGTTCGTCCCCCGGTACTGCGTCGAAGACCACCTGATGGCCATGGTTGGTGTCCGTGTGGTAGTTGGCAGAGGTCAGTTCCTTCGACATGGTGACCGGAAGGTTGTGGAGCAGAGCCTTACGTAGGGTAGCCCTATTGCGATGCCTCACCGGAGTATAGATAGAAGCACTGTCATTCGCTGTCCCCGACCAGTAGTAGTCACTGGTGACAGCACCACCAGAAATGTAGGAGTGACCCTCCAAGGTGGTGCCGTCAAAGTAGTCACCATCGTAGAAGGGCTGGAATATCCACTGGTCCAGTGTGGCCGAACCGCTGTTGCTTAGGTCTACTACGATAACTGGATAAAGTTGCTCTACCCCGGTGTCCCTAAAGGCGAAGGTAGATGTGTCGTCGGATGGAAGTTGGGTAGTGGCAGCGTACGATAACGTAGTAACGTCATCAATGAACAGCGTGTAGGTGACACCCCCGGTGGTGTTAGTCAACTTGGTGACCACGCTACTGTCGTCCTCGTCAATCACCTGCCCCGAGGTGTTGACCGTCAGGTTGGTTGCAGTAAGTACGTTTGCTGACCCATCATGCACGGCCAGATCAAAGCGGTCGAACCGGCTACCACTGGCCGGGTGGGTATCAACTCTGGTCAACTTTAGGCTAAACGCCCTAAGGGACTTAGCGGTGCTGGTGTACAGTCGGGCACGAAACAGGCCACCATTAACTGGTGTGGAGGTGGTGGTGTACACGGCGTTGGCTTCTGCGGTGGATGGTGTCAGATAGAAGCCTACACGCTGCTGAAACGCTCCCGTGGAGTAGTCCCCACCTGTGGAGTCCTTGGTCAGCGAACGATAGTAGTCAGCGCTACTTGAATCGTCGGTCACGAAGTACTTGGACTGGTCGGGAAGGGACCCCGCTGAGGTGGGTGCCTCCCGGTACAGTCTGACCTTGGCAGTTGCGTTTGTAAGGCTGGCTGCTACCGATGAGTAGTAGTTGAGAAACCTCTTCACCTGAACTGCCTTACGTGGGAAGATGTAGGCAGTTCCTGCGTCTGATCCCCCGGTGGTAATGGTTACACCAGTAGCAGCGCTGTGGTTCACAGTCACGGTGCCCGCAGAAGCGCTGGTCAGTACATTCCAAGTACCACTGGACGACGGAGTCCCCACGAATCGTGGGTTGGTTATCAAGTTCAGACGGCTAGCAGAGATAGTGAACTTGGCCCGCTGGTAGGCAGAGGTGGGGGATGCCCCTGTATTGGTGAACTCTCTACAACTAACCTCCGAGTCTGATATGACAGACAGTAAGTCAACCAGCGCATCTGGCCTACCCTTCTGGTCGTAGTACCTGTCAGAGTCGTAGATCAACTCACGTAACTGGTAGGGCCTCATCTCCGCTGAGGTGTAGGGTAGCCCAACATTGCTAGCCAACTGGTCAAGGGAGTCGTAATGGACACGATAGGGGTCCTTAACCACCATCAACTCGTCCACCAGTGACCTGAAGTAGTCAGCCTCCCACCCGAACACCTCAATGTACTTCTGGAGGTGGCCCGATCCCTCGGTTTTATCGAGATAGCGATAGTACTTTGGAACATGATTGAACATGGCCTCGCCCATACCGTGTTTGGTGGGTATCAGGACAGAGGTAGTGGCGACCCTAGAGACGTAGGTCAAAGCATTAGAATCAATATACTTAAAGAACAGACTGTAGTAAACCCAGTTGCTCAGTTGTGTGTCAGTACGCACACCAGTGTGTACCGCTGGGGACAACCCATCGTTGCTTGAGTTGTACAACGCCAACTGATCCCCATCATTCCACAACTCAGGGTAGCCATCCCATGCGTACCGTATCTGTACCTCTGCAATGTTGATGTTGCCAGAAGAGGGGGTACTGGAGTCAGGCAGTGAGTCGGCTAACCAATGCACCACCACACCCCACTCTTTGGAATCCTCGGTGTAGGACGTAACCTTTGCCGAAATGGACGCCTCCGAGGTAGTGTTGATTGGCGCAGCATAGTTATCCGAGCGGAGGCCAGCCTCCCCAGTGGTGGCCCTCAGACTAGTGTCTGTAGTGGTCTCCCTAAGTCGGAGGGAATCTACCATTAGGCGACGCCCCCGGTAACTCCAGCGTAGGTGATTGTACGGATAACAGGCAGGTACACTTGGCTAGCATTCGTTGCAGTAATGGTGTAGTCCCCCAAACTAGAGCCTCCTGATGAAGATCCTAGGTTACTCAACGTAACACTAGTAACCCCAGCAACAGAGTTGGCGGCTGACTCTACCAGACTACGCTTAACGGTCTGGTTGAACTCCACAGCGTCCCACGTGAACAGGGCCTGAATGGCAGCAGTTATATTGTTCTTTACCTCTGTCTGGTAGTACCCATCCCTCACTACCACCGAACTGAAGTCAACGTACACGTCTGAGAAGTTGATGGTGGTGCTGATCTGATTCACAGTCACGCCTAGCATTGACCTGTCTGATAGGTATGCAGCCAAGTTACTATTTATGTCTGTACCTGCGGTTCCAAAGTCTGCCGTGAGGGACAGGGCACTGTTGCTATCACGATTTTCAAAGTCTGGATAGTTGGGTAATGCAGTGTAGTTAACCGTTACCGCACCAGAGGCGACTGAACTGATGGCGTACGCCTTGGTGACACCAGAGAACCCCTGTATCAACGAGGTGTAATCTGCCAGTGTAACTGCCCTGTCCTGTGCCCTTCGTAGAGTGGGAGCGTTTGCCTTGATAGATGTTATGGACTCTGGGTCGTTACCACCTAATCCAACCGTGGAACTCTTGATGGAGATGTAGGTGACAGGAGTGTCCAGTGCAGTAATGGCATTAGCCACCACATTGCCGAGAGCACCCTGACCTACCCGATAGGTAGCCTTTATGGTGCTGCCAGATGGAGGTACCAGCCCATTGACACCGTTACCAAGAACCACAACGGTACTATCCGAACTATCAGTCATTGTGGTGAACGCAGGGGTGTCGGAAGAAACGTCCGTGATACGTAGAGTGTTCTGGTAAGTGGTGGCCCCTACAGTGAGGGACAGGGAGGTGGGAACCACCTTCCGCTCTGATAGCATGAAGGTGCCCCCTGCTCCCCCTTGATAGTTAGTGGTGATGGTCTCGGATACGTACCGGCCCTCTCGTACGGAGACCGCCTGACCTGAGCCTGAGGTGGTGGAAGCAGCAACAGTTACAGCCGCCGTGGATGCAAAGTAAATGGCAGACGTGGAACTGGTAGCAGGCACCACGAACTGTGTGTCCTTGGGTATAACGATGGCTGCGGTAGAACTGTTGTATAGGTACACCGTGGATGTGGCTGATACTCGTTGATTGGGGTTGTACCCAAGAATCCTAGCGAGAGAGTGTACTGGTCCAACCTGTGTGGCCGTTGACAAGAAGGCCTCGTTGTGGGCCTTGTCCACATAGTAGTTCTGGATGTCAGCAACGTAAGCCCACAGGTCCACCAGCATCATGGCAAAGTCAGAAGACCCCACACGTGACCACTCAGGTATGGTTGTCCTAGCACGACGGACAAGATCATCCTTTACGGACTCAAAGTCCCTGCTGGTGTAGTCAGTAGCCATTGTGGTTCCTTAGATTGGGGAGAATACGTTGAGTGCGTCTGGGTTGGTAACAGACACAGACATGGTGGACGAGGTTGGGTCCCCGTTAAGTTGGTACGTGACGTTAACGTAGAGTGCGGACTGTGGGTCTTCGGTGCCACCGCCCTGAGGTACAGAGGCTGGCTGGTCTGTGACTGACAGTGAGCGAACAGCACAGTTAGATGTATGACTGTTCAGCATGGCCAGTGCCTCCTCCTTGTAGTCCGCTACCACCAGACTGTCCAAGGTGGTGAACAACAGTCTGGTAGTGGATGCTCCGTACCCGGGGGCCATGACACGCTCGTACTGTTCAGTCATCAATACATTAATGATCTCCTGACGAGCGACCTGATGGGGGTCGTCAGTGTTCTGGAGGAACCCCCCAGAGAACGTGAACGGTACAGAAATGGTACTCAACTTAGCCCTTTACTACTAGTTTGCCCCACGTTGCGGAGCCTACGATGCCGTCTACCTTGAGTTTGTTTATCCGCTGGTACCGTTTAACTGCCCTAGTAGTAAGTTTACCAAAGATACCGTCTGGTGTCCCGGCATCGAACCCCATTTCCCCCAACTTGCGCTGGAGCACCCGCACCGCCTCGTTCCTGCTGCCCTTGCGTAGAGGATTAGTACTGACAATAGCGTACAAGCGCTGCACGTACAGGACGATGGCTGCCCAGTCAGTCTTGGGCTCCTTGGTTTCTTCCTTGACCGGTTGGTTGTCCATCGCCGGGGCGTCAAACCACTCTGACGACCGTCGTGGCTGGTGATGCCACCATTCTCCGTCCACGGTGGGATGTAGGCCGTACTCCTTGGCGATGGCGTTGATCTCCCATGTGGCTAGATCATTGTTCATACGGTGGAAATCGACCGCATAGCAAAATCCGTCATTTTGTTGCATGTGCCAACTTCCTCGCCAGAGGCCCTGCCCGTCAAGGCCCTTCTCACCGAAGCGGCGATCCGGATTGGCGGCGAGGTTTCCCTTACCAGCACGGTACTTCTTGTAGA